GATTAAAGGCCGTATATAGTTTTGGATTAACATTAAACCGAACATTCTTATTTGCAGGATCGTAACTAACTAAATAATTTTGTTCCGTATTATTCCCAAACATCAAATTGCGTTTACATTGTAGACCAGACCCTGCCATTATTGTTAAAGGTTGTTTTTTGAATGTCTTAAAAGCCGATGGAGATGATGTTGCTTTTACAGTTGACCAATCTCCACTCCACCCCATCATGGCACAAATATCAATCCCGCCTGGTTTAAAAATATGGTCTGAATTTTCTTGAGTAAAAAATCCCAATCCTCCTCCATAAGGGTTTTTTCCCCAGTTATCATACTGTCCAAGGTTGGGGAGCGTTGTGCAAGCTGGTAGCTGACCCTTTTCAAAGATTCCCCCGGTTGTAAGTAGAATTCCCCCTGCGGCGCTCTCTCCAAATTCAAAATCATTTACTATCAGTGCTGGATCTCCGGTTGAGAATAATGTCTTCACGGGCAATGTTTGTGGTGGCGGAAAAACACCGTATAAGATTTTTATAAAAAATGTCCACCAATTTTTTTCACCATTTGGACCTCTTCCACAGCAAATTTTTTCAACTATACCCAAACCCGTAAACCATTGAAAACTATACCATCGTTTTGGAACTGGATACTGGTAAGTATTGCAAACATCTGCCGCCGAAAATAATCCCGAAATAACCAAATCTCCAACTTTTACAGTTTGATCTTCTGCGCACGTTATCGATTTTCCCTTTTTATCAAATAATAAGCCTTCTGCTTTTACATATTTTGTGGCAGCAACAAAAGCTAAATATTTATTAGGACCTTGAGTTAGATTTGCCATATCTGTTGGGCAAAAATTGGAGCCAAATAAATTATTACAAGGATCTGTTACAATAACATTATTATTACAAACAGCGGTACAATCATCATCGGAATATTTTAATGGTAAGTAGGGTGTTGAATTTATTGTATTACATGATTGATTAATATATGGACTTTTCCAATATATACTTGTAGGGAATCCACGGAATGCAAATTCAGTATTAAATGTAAGACCTGAAAATCTATTATAAACACTATCTCTACCTGTGATAATTTTAATTTTATTAGCTGTTTCGCCCCTTTTACTACAAGAATCTAATCCCCTTCGTATTACAGAATTATTAGAGTTATCAATATTGGGTCCGCAATTTTTATAGGCGCCATCTACGCATAAAGCACTTCCGCGATTTAAACTCAAAAATTTATCATAACTTCTAACATTTCTTAAACCCCCACCTCTATAAAATCCAACTTTTCCGTTAAAATTATTACATTTTTGTAAATTACATGGTCCTCCTCTCAAAGCTTTTGACCTCGACTGATAATCACTAACATTTGCTTTAAAAATAGCCTGTGCTTTTTTATTTCGTGTTCTTTCACTAGAACTTAATTTGGGTCTATTATTATTAAAACAGTTCATATAATTTATAATTATATTTAATTAATCATATAAACAAACAAGATTTAATGCCATGGAATAGTCCATATTATTCAAATCTAAAATTCGACCAAACTCATCTAAGATCTGTAACTGTAATCTTGATATATCCACCGGACCAAAATAAAATCGTTTTTTAATTGCATTATTTTGAGTAACAGTATCATTTGTGAGAGACAATCCATTATTAAAATCACTTGATGTTGCTGAATCAGTCGAAATTCTGGCTAGAACATTTGATTTTCCTATAGATTCATTGTAGGCGGTTACCACAAAATTATTAACATTTTTATTGAAATCATTTACAACAATATAAATATATTTTGTTCCCCAAGCATCATAACAACCTTCTGATACATAAGAATGGGATCCATTATATTCACCTAAACGAAACCCTAATATCCATCCCAGATTTTGGACAATGCCATTATCCCCAGCTAAATCTACAGAAGGAGGTTCGGAAATGCCACCGCCAATCACCCCTCCAGGAGGGCCATACGGAGTAGCACCTGCATTATTTGTACCCGAAGTTCTATTAAAATAAACATATAATAATGGTGTCCATGTTTTACTACCGGAAACATTTCCGATTGTACCATTTCCTGAAGCGTCAATTGTGGCAGCAGTCTTCCCATTACCGTTTTGTATTGTAAATACTGTTTTTGTAGTGTGTTCATCTATTATACATACTGGTCGTGCATCAGATCCGGATGGATCCTTACTAGGAGTGGGATAATTATTTTGAACCGCTATCATTATTTGCTCATTAATAGCATCTTGGATTTCCAATCTCTTATAGTTTCCATCTGGTATACTAATATAATACCACAGAAGTTTGGGCGTTCCGGTCGGTGCCTTGCCACCCCCCGTTGTAATTTGCGCCCGTGGATTTGTCCATCCAATCCAAAAATAGTTGTTTCCTAATGATTTGCTGATTTGAAAATATGTACTGGGAAATTCTAAAGCAGAAAGTTCCATGGATATAACATTTTTAACAGTTGTTGGCAAAGTTACTTGATAATTTGTACTTAGCGTGGTATAATAGTTATTTCTAAAACGAGAATCTAAGCAAAGTAATCTATGAATTGTATGCTTTGAAGTCCCTTCAACCGTTGTTTCATCGCGGGGTACCGGATTTATATGACTAGATATGCTACTTCCAGGTCTTGCCATAACAGCATGCTCTTCATTCAATAGATACTCTCCATTACGGTATTTAAATTCTCTCTTTTTGGTTTCAGTCATTAATTTCTGTTTAACACCATCTAAAAATTTAATAATATCTTTGCGTTTTTCTTTTGAAATACTATCGTCCATCAGCAATTTCTCTCGTAAAAGGTTTTCATTATTTATAATATCTTCTAGTGTAAACGGATCTTGCAAATTAAGTATATTTTTCAACTCATTTATATTATAAGAATCAATATCAAGATTGAAAATTCCAGACATATATATATTCTAAATCTAAAATATTTATATATTAATAAGCGTCTAATTCTTTCCAAGTATTTCTTTACCTTTCTCTAAACACCAGAATTGCACGGCTAAGCAAGGAAAAAGTCGTATATATGAAGCTAATAATCCTCTATATAATCCAAAAAATCCATCTTTTTTGATAACACATCTAAATCCATCAATTATACCATCATACTTGGGAACATCTTGACTAAATCCAGCCATTTGAAAATGTTTTCTAAGCATATCAGTTGGATAGGTAAATGTCAAAGCGCTCATGCCAGCAAATCCGCCGGATAATAATTTTGTACTTGTTGGTGAAAAATCATAACCCTCAAAAAAATCTTTATATTGATAATAAAACATGAAATTTAAAGCACTAAAAGGTCCAAATCCTAGTATACTAATTCCCAATCCCTTATACATTTCATTTAGTTTTATTTGTTTTGCAGCTTGAAAAGGACTCGAATAATGAGATTTATTCATTTGCAAAGACAATCTGGTACGTATAGTTTCAAGTGGATATATGGTAGCCATCGAAAAGACTCCAGCTACACCTCCCGAATAAAAATTTTTTAATTTTTCATCTTCAATATTATTAAAAATATGTTTTTTACAATTTTCAAAGGCGGTAAAATTTGTAGCTATTTGAGGAAATACACGTAAGCAATTTGTCATATTACCCTTCCATAAATATCGAATACCTTCTTTTTTTAGAACAGTTTTAATGGATGCTTCTTTAAGATATTGATTTTGACGTTGAATTTTATATAACTCTAATGGAGCAGTAGCTGTTCTAGAAATCACTCCTGCCATACCTCCAATTAATAAATCATCAAGCATTATTTATATCTTATCCCCATAGATTTAATATCATTTCTTTCTTTGTTTCATCCATACTGGAGAGAATATACCATTTCTTCTTCTTCGGATCCCATTTTGTTCCCAGTTTCTTTCCCTTGTCTTTTTCTTCAAAAGGAACTTTAAGATAAATTTTCTTAGGTTTTTTTGCATATTGACATTCCGTTTGTCCAATAGCCAAATTTGCTAATTTATCAGCACCTTCATTTCCTAAACTATGTTCATCAGTCTTCCCCGTGTGAGCAGCAATATAATGAAATTCTACATTTTCTTTATCTTTGAAAATATAGTATGCTTTTTTTACAAGATCTACATTAGGAATGGGTTTTTTCTTTATCCAACATGCCTTTTCCATTTTTTCTCCATAAGTTGTACAACATCTTATCGCGTATGCGGAATCAGAGTAAATATTAACTTGAAATCCAGCTAGTATTTCACGATATAGGATTTCGGCAGCCTTTATAATAGCTTTCAATTCTGCTGTATTATTTGTTTGTTTCCCTTCGATTCTTTGTGCACAATTTCTAGGATCATCTATGCCAAAATAAACACCTAAACCAGCTTTTGCACCTCGTTGTCCATTATTGGAACAAGCGCCATCTGTATAAACATTCGTTTCCATTATATTATTATGAGTAATAATAAAATAGTTTTAAATTCAATTTAAGTTGATTTTACCCGCCCTTCAAAAAAATCTCCGTGAGTACTAATGTAATATTCGTGATAATATGGTGCTAAATACAAAATAAGACCTATTGTAATTGCCATTGTTATTCCGGAATAGATTAGTTTTTTTGAACCACTCAAATATGCAGATACTGTCATCATAGCTAGTCCAATATAGTTCTGTAAGGGCATTCCCATATACCAATTTTGACTATCCAACCACCAAATATTTTCTCTTTTATATTCGTGAATCGTATAATGAGGGTTTAACATGAACCACATTGTGTCTTCTATTAAAAACCAGGCGACTATGAAAAATATTATTGTAAAAATATTATTGGGATATAGGCTATAAATAAGTGTAAATATAACCATAATATTCATTATTACATGATATGTAGTCATGGTAAATAGTGCTGGTACAGTGGGTAATTTTTTTGCCCAACCGTGCTTTCCCTCTGCCTCAATTTCTAACAGAGAGAACAGTATGGCATATATAGTAATATACAATGCAGTAGCTATCATTATATAATACTAATGTAAAATTATCATAATCTTTACTAATATCTAAATGAACTTAAACTAAGCCACTCTTCATAACAATATTCGCAGCAAAATGAGTAATTTCTAGAAGCAATTTTAGCTTTTTTAATAACCGGTCTCAATGCGGTAAATTCAAGCATACATCCATCATTTGAACACTCATTGATTTCTTTATAAAATACAGCTCTGCTAGGAGGAGTGTTGGGGATCTCTTTATTTTTTTCCACTTCATTGGTAAATAAACATGTTAACCATTCCATTACTATATAAAGAGTTTTTATCTTTAAACATATATAATTATGTCCCATGGATGTAGATTTAAAAAAGCAACGGCTTCAATGCGATGGAAGTGGAAAAAGAAAAGAACAAGACGATTACAAAGAAAAAGAAGAAAAATGAGAGCGCGGGCCAAATAATCAAGGTATATCTTCTTCTAATTTCTCCTCTGATTCTGTGCCGGGCACGGATTCTGACTCGTCTTCTTGCGACTCTGGTTCTCGACGTCTTCGACATTTCCCTCTACAGGTGGTATCGTAAAAACACCAACCCGCAATTAAAACGGCTATAGGAATCACAATCGCATAACCATATTCCACATTCATATAATTCTATACTATGTATTGGGTTTTTAAATAAATTGAAGTTCCAAATTTTATTACTTATTTGGTTTGGGATCGTTTAAAAGTTAATTTACTTAAGAAAATAAAAACAAATTAACTATAATGGATATTACATTAACAAGTCAAATGGATAGATATGTTAAATCGTTGAAATATCTTGTTGTTTTTCCAGATAAAACAACAAAATTTTATAAATCATTAAGAAAAATAGCCGAAGATATAAGTGTTGATTACTCTACCATTTCTAGACGACTGAATGAGGAAAATCCGTGTATATGTATTTCCAAAATATCTGGGTTTATTTTTTCTATTCGTAAATTAAATTAATCATCAGAGGTATGCATTTGAAGCGATTTTGTATGATCCTGCCATGCGCCATTTGCGGTGGGTGAAGTATTTTTCCTTTTGAGTTCCTCCACTCTTGGATTTACAGCCTTTTCATCCAATAGCATAATTCCCATAGCAGCATAGTTATGCAAATCAATTAGTGTATCACGAATTGATTCATTATTAACTAAAGTAATACCACTTTTTGTCACACTACTAAGACGACTGATTTTATCACCCATTCTTACAATTACACCCACAGGACCATATGTTGCGAAGGAGTCTCCATAGTCCTTATTTTTCTTCGTGAAAAGATTCAATGCCTCGGCTTGCACTGCGGTATACTGTTGTATACGGTCTTTATTATCCATAATGTGTTTATATTTGTACTACACAATATGGATTTAATTCAATTTATCCTTATATAATTAGACAATTAGACAACTAATTAGACAAATTGTTGTCTGCCGTTTTTGAAACTAGTTTTTACACAACACCCG